TATGATGAGTTCGGTAATTGGGAGGAAAATACCGCCATCATCCCCTACATCGAGAAGGCAATGGTTCAGATCGATGCCCTGATAGATCGGTTCGATCCCCGACAATTGGATCTATTCGATTAAATAACTATAATATTAACAATCTAAATTTCATCATTATGGAAGAAAAGAAGAATGAGCAGAGAGAGCTGGGCAGGGATGAGGTCTTTGCCGAGGTCAAGGAAGTGATCGAGAATGTAGAGAAATCCCGTAAGGTGGCTGAATTGGGATCAAAGTACGGACTGAAGCGGAATCCCTATCAGACCCTGAAGGAGAAGGGATTGATGAATCCTGACTTCATCCTGAGTGAGTTCGATAAGATTCAGGCTAAGGCATCCAACCTTTCAAGCGGTGAGAGAGATGTGATCTCCAAGATCATGATGATGGCTCTCCACAATGCCGCAGTCAAGGAATACGAGAAGATCAATGAATCTGAGAATCCTGACCCTGAGAAACCTCAGGATGAAGGAGGAATCCCTAAGAGAAAGAGAACGGCTAAGAAAGCCGCAGAGAAGAAATAAACCGAGTTATTAACATCTAAAACAGAATTATTATGAGATCAAGAACTGCACAATGGTTTGAGTGCAAGATCCGCTATGAGAAGGTTCAGGAGGATGGCTTGCAGAAGAAAGTAACGGAATCGTATGTGGTGGATGCCCTGAGCTTCACCGAGGCTGAGGAAAGGATCATCGAGGAAATGGCATCCTATATCAGCGGGGAGTTCAAGGTTGCCGACATCAAGCAGGCACCCTACAAGGAGATCTTCTTCAGCGATAATGAGATGGATGATAAGTGGTATAAGGCGAAGCTCGCATTCATCACCATCGATGAAAAGACCGAGAAGGAGAAGCGATCCAACGTGAACTACCTCGTTCAGGCAGGATCATTCGGATCCGCCATGAGAGCCATCGATGAGGTCATGGGAGGAACCATGATCGATTATGTCATCGTATCAATTGCGGAGACTTCCCTTTGGGATGTGTTCGAGTATAAGAAGCCTGAATCGAAGCCAGAAACCGAGTAGTACTACCACTAAGGTGGAGGGGAGAAAATCGCAGGAAGCCCCGTTTCTGTGCGAAATCGGGGATTATATCAATCGTTATATCGTAGAATATTTATATATTAAATTACATGGCATCAGTAAATATGGCAATAGTGGTGGGATTCGTTGGTAATGATCCGAGAATCAACACCCTTCAATCAGGTAGGAAGGTGGCATCATTCGCATTGGCTACCACCGAGGCGGGATATACCACCCAGTCAGGGCAGCAGATCCCTGAGAGAACCGAGTGGCATAATATCGTGGTTTGGGGAAAGACCGCAGAGGTCGTGGAGAAATATGTCCACAAGGGAAGCTCCCTCTATATTCAGGGCAAGATCCGTAACAGATCATTCGATGGTCAGGATGGGCAGAAGCGGTATATCACCGAGATAGAATGCGAGGTGATGCAGATGCTTGATAGGAGACAAGATGGAAACAATCCGTCTCAGGCACAGAATACGGCTCAGAATCCGCAAACGGCATCAAACCCCTATAATTCCTCACCCGCTCCGTTCCCACCCCCTCAGGCGCAGGAAAACGGATCCGATGATCCCCCATTCTGATATGCTGCATGATTCATAAGGAATCACGGACTCAGATCGTATGCGTGAGATGGTTCAGGCTCCAGTTCCCTAAATTGGCTCTCCTGCTCTTTTCAGTACCGAATGGAGGGGCGAGACGGAGAATCGAGGGAGCGATCCTGAAGGCTGAGGGAGCGACTGCAGGAGTATCGGATCTCCTATTCCTATACCCTTCAAAGGGATATCACGGGTTATGCATAGAGATGAAGACCGAGAAGGGAAAGCAGCAGCCATCACAGAGAAGATGGCAGTTGGAGGTGGAGAATGCTGGGTATAAATACGTAATTTGCCGCTCATTCGATGACTTTATGACCGAAATTAATTCATATTTGCGTTAAAATAAGTCAAAACTTTGCAAAAGAGTGCCTGATAAGCACTCTTTTTTGTATCTTTGCCCCGATATATCTCGAATTTTTAATTATTCCTTGCAATGAAAGAAGAAGAAATCAGATCCAAGTTCGTACTTATCCCATTGGATAGGATCGAGCCTAATGAAGGTCAGCTTGAAGGATTGCCCGCCAATCCCCGTGATATCGTGGATCGGAAATTCGATCTGCTGATTAAGAGTATCCTCATGCATCCGAAGATGCTTGAGTTGAAATGCATGATGGTGTTGCCTTTCGGGGATGATAAGTTCATCGTCATAGGCGGAAATATGCGATATCGTGGATTAACGGAGATATCGAAGATGTCCCCTGCACAGATAAATATCATGCTCGGCAAATGCTCAGGATATGCGCAATTGTCAGCCGATGATAGGGAACGTCTGCGTAACTTTTGGGGTGAATGGGTTAAATCGAAGGATAGGCTGATCCCGTGCGGTGTCATCCCGAAAGAGACAACCTCTGAGGAACTGAAGGCTTATGCCGTACTCGATAACTCAGGATTCGGAAAATGGCAGTGGGAGATGCTTGCAAACGAATGGGATGCGGATCAGCTCACCGAATGGGGTGTGGATCTGCCGATCATGGAGTCCGAGATCGATACGGATGAGTTCTTCGATGATCTCGATGATGACGGATCCAAGGATAAGGGTGATAAGATCACCGTCACCATACCCCTCGATATGAAGGATCAGAAGGATGATATAAAATCCATCATCGAGGAAGCACTATCGGATTACTCAGGCATCAAGGTCAAGTAATATCGCTATCAGGTAGAGTAGTTATTATATATATAATATTATCCTCGATATATGAGAATATTCTTGGCTGGTGGTGTAAGTGGAAACCTCCGAGATTTTTGGCAAAAGGTTATGAATATATATTTGGCTGCACCTCATTCGAGGTCGGAAGTGGTAGATGAAATGAAAGTATATCAGGCATCGTTGGTATCGAGCGGTCATCTGAAAGACCATATCAGGGAGTCCATGTCGAAGTTCCTGAAGGAGAGTGATGGATCATCATCATCCGTCTCAGAGGATTTCGTGCATGATGTGAAGCTCTCTGAGATGAGCATCCTCGAATCATTCTATTACCTGAGAAAGAATGAGGAATTCATGGCTCTCGCAAAACATTTCGGATCATTCCTGCTCGATTCAGGGGCTTTCACCTTCATGACGGGAGCCCATAAGGGAGCGATAAACTGGGATGAGTATGTGGAGGATTATGCACGATTCATCAATAAGCATGATATAAAGCTATTCTTTGAGCTTGATATCGATTCGGTAGTAGGACTGCAGGAGGTTGAGAGGCTCAGGGAGAAGCTCGAAGCCCTGACGGGAAAGAAACCCATCCCAGTATGGCATAAGAACCGAGGGAAGGAGTATTTCATCAAGATGTGCGAGAATTATCCCTATGTAGCCCTCGGAGGGATCGTGACGAAGGAGATCCCCCGTCAGAAATATGAGAAGGGGTTCCCTTGGTTCATCAAGACCGCACATCTCCATCACTGCAAGATTCATGGACTCGGATATACCACCATCCTGAATCTGCCGAAATATCACTTCGATTCTGTTGATTCTACCGCTTGGCTCTATGGGAACCGAGGCGGTTATCTCTATAAGTTCAATCCCTCGAAGGGTACTATGGATCAGCTCAAAGCCGATAACGCCCGACTGAAATCAAGGGAGGGTGCGGTGAACAACTTCAGGGAATGGGTGAAGCTCTGCAAGTATGCGGAGGCGAATTGGTAAAAAGCGCAAAATGCGCAATTCAATTAAAAAGGCGAAAAGTTATGAAGAAGAAGGATTCAGTTATCATCGTGAGCGGGGGAATGGACTCCATCACCCTACTGTATGATCGTCATGAGTATATTGCCCTTGCGGTCACGTTCGACTACGGGAGCAATCACAATAAGAGGGAGATCGAGTGCGCTGCCTATCATTGCAAGGTTTTGGGCATCGAGCATATCATCATCCCTCTCGATTTCATCCATCAGTATTTCAAATCATCCCTGCTGAGTGGTTCGGATGCCGTTCCTGAGGGTCACTATCAGGATGAGAATATGAAATCAACGGTGGTTCCATTCCGCAATGGCATCATGCTCTCTATTGCTTGCGGTCTCGCCGAGAGCCGTAATCTACTGAGGGTCATGATTGCCAACCATGCGGGCGATCATGCCATCTATCCCGATTGTCGGGCTACGTTCATCAGCTCCATGTCAGAGGCGATGGCATACGGAACCTATGAGCATATCAGGATCGAGGCTCCATACACCTCTCTCACAAAGGGGCAGATCGCATCCATCGGAAAGAATTTAGGGATCGACTATTCAAAGACCTATTCCTGCTATAAGGGAGGTGAGAAGCATTGCGGAAAATGCGGAACGTGCGTAGAGCGAAAGGAGGCTTTTGCGGATGCAGGGATCGATGATCCAACGGAATATGAGGATTGAACCGAGTTGAGTATTCACTAAATTATATATCATCATGTATTACGTATCGAAGAAATTGGAGATTGCAGGAAGCCATCATCTGAAGCTCTCCTATCCGTCAAAATGCGAGAATCTGCACGGGCATAACTGGATTATCACCGTATTCTGCCGTGCCAAGAAACTCAATAAGGATGGAATGGTATGCGACTTCAAGCATATCAAGGAGAAGATTCACGGATATCTCGATCATGGGAATTTCAATGAACTCCTGCCATTCAATCCCACCGCTGAGAATATCGCCAAGTGGGTTACGGATCAGATCCCCGAATGCTATAAGGCATCAGTCAGGGAGTCGGAGGGGAATTTCGCTATCTATGTCAAGGAGGGTGTCAAGGATGAAGTGAAGGAGGATGAGCCATGAGGGTGAATGAGATTTTCTACTCCTTGCAGGGAGAGGGCGCACACTCAGGGGAGGCGGCAATATTCGTCCGTCTCTCAGGATGCAATTTACGCTGCGCCTTCTGCGATACCATCCATGAGCCTTATAAAGACCTCACTGAGGATGAGATCGCCTCTCAGATCGAGAAATTCCCTGCTCATTTGGTGGTTATCACGGGAGGGGAGCCGACCTTGCAGCTCACCGAATCGCTCATCAATAAGATCCATGAGCAGGGGAAGATGGTTGCCATCGAGACCAACGGAACCCGCCCCGTGCCTAAGAACGTGGATTGGGTGACTGTCTCTCCGAAATCCCCATTCGTGGGATCTGCTGGCACTCCCATCCTGAAGACCGCTCAGGAGGTGAAGGTGGTGTTCGATGGATATCACCTCATGGGTGATCCGACTTTCGGGATCACGGCAGCTCATTATTTCATCCAGCCATGCGATACGGGCGATAAGATACGGAATAAGGAGATCATCAATCTATGTGTTGAATTTATCAAGAGTAATCCGAAATGGAAGCTATCACTACAAACGCAGAAGATATTAGGGGTGCGATAAGAGCCCTCATCCTCGCCATCGGTGAGGATCCTGATCGTGACGGGCTGAAGGGAACTCCTGACCGCATCATGAGGATGTGGAAGGAGATCTTCAGGGGCTATGATCCATCTCAGAAACCGAAGATCACCACTTTCCCGAATGAGGATGGTATGAGTGATTTGGTGTTCGATTCAGGGGATTACTATTCCATGTGCGAGCATCATATCCTACCTTTCTTCGGTAAGTACTACTTCGCTTATATCCCGAACCCGAAAGGGAGGATCCTCGGCATCTCCAAGGTGGCGAGGGTCGTGGGCTATTGCGCAGCCCGCTTGCAGCTTCAGGAAAGGCTTGCAAGGGATATCGTGAAGATGCTCTCGGATGCCCTCGATGGGGATGCCCTCGGATTCGCAATAGTGATGAGGGGAAAGCATCTCTGTAAGACTATGAGGGGTGTACGCAATGATGGGAATATGACGGTAGCCCATTTTACGGGGCTTTTCACCATGAATCCCTCATTGAAGGAGGAATTCTATAAACTGATAGATGCTCAGAAGGAATGAAGTTCGGTAATCAGGCAATCCAAGCAACAGAGGAATGGATCAGCGAGAACGGCTTGATGGATTATGGAGGGGCTAAGTTAGCCGATTTCCTGAACCATATCGGGATCTCCTATAAATCGTTTTATCGATGGGAGAATGATTATCCCGAGTTCAAGGCTGCAATCGAGAGGGGAAAGGCTGAGTTCAAGGCTCGGCTAACTACCGATATCGCAGCATCCCTCGCTATGGCTGCGAAAGGATATGAGCGTGAGGAAACGGAGAAGGAGTTCAAGCCGAACCCGAAGGATCCTGCCAAGGCTATTCAGACGAAGTTCAAGAAAAAGACCGTCTATTATCAGCCGAATGTCGGAGCAGCCATTTTCCTGCTCACCAATCTCGATCCTGAGCACTATCAGAACAAACAGAATGGTGAGTTCATCCTAAGGAATAAGGATGATAAGAAGATGTCGATTGACGAGATCAATGCGGAGATCGAGCGTCTTAAAAAAATTCAAGGTAATGAGGAATGAGTTTGTCGGAATTGGAAATCAAGCAAAGGATATTGCAGTTGGAGCAGGAAAAGTTAAAGATTCAGGCTCCCACTTCATTCCCGCATTTCCTCGGCTACTCGAACCCGAAATATCAGCTCGAATGGTTCCATCGGATCATAGCAGAGCATTGTCAGATGCTTTTGGAGGGCAAGATCAAGAATCTCATGGTCTTTATGCCCCCTCAGCATGGAAAATCCGAGATCATATCTCGTAACTTCCCCGCATGGGCATTGGGTAGAGACCCTGACCTGAAGATCGCAGGATGCTCATATAGCTCAGACCTGGCGCAGCAATTCTCCCGTTCCATCCAAAGGACGATTGATAGCCGTGAATATAGGGAGATTTTCCCTGATACCTATCTGAGCGGATCGCCTCTCGTAAAGAACGATGTCAAGGGATATCTCAGGAATGTCGATGTATTCGAGACGGTCGGTCATAGGGGATTCTATAAGGCGGTAGGTGTAGGCGGATCGCTGACGGGTACCCCAGTAGATATCGCCATCATCGATGATCCAGTGAAGGATGCGCAGGAGGCTTACTCCCTCACATATCGGCAAAGGGTATGGGATTGGTATAATACAGTCCTCACCACCCGACTCCATAATGAGAGCCGACAATTATTCATCATGACAAGATGGCATGAGGATGATCTTGCGGGGAGATTGCTGAAGTCCGAGCCTGAGGATTGGAAAGTCCTCGCCATCCCTGCAATCTGCGAGAAGGAGAATGACGGAGGGATGAGTAACCGAAAGGTCGGAGAGGCTCTTTGGGAGGAAAAGCACTCCATCACGAAGCTCGAAAAGCAGAAAGCGAGGGCTCCGAGGGAATTCAATGCCCTCTATCAGCAGAGACCCGTCATCGAGGGAGGTAATATCGTGAAGCGGGATTGGTTCAGAAGGATCTCCTATGCAGAGTTCAAGGCTCTCAGGTTCAATGAGCCGATGCACTTCTATCTCGATACCGCCTACAGCAAGAAGAAGAATAAGGGTCATGAGAATGATCCATCGGGAATATTAGCCGCTTGCAGGATCGGCACGAATATCTACCTATACGATGCCATGCAGGTTTGGAAGGAGATGCCTGATCTGCTCAGGTTCCTGCCCGAATATATGGCGGCTCATGAGGGGAATAGGGAATCGAAGCTCAATATCGAGCCGAAAGCCAACGGAATCT